ATAGTCCGAATAAGGAAAGCAGTAGAGGAAGGTATACGATTAACACCAGAGGATAGGAAGGTAAGAAGAGCAACAGAAGTACATCATATCCAGGAACTGAAAGAACATCCGGAACTTGCATTGGATGACGACAACCTGATCGGTCTGTGTCATACGTGCCATGACATACGGCATAACAGACACACACTCGTAAGAAGAAAGAGAAAGAAAAGACTGACAGAAGAAAGATGGTAGCTACATAGAGGGCAGACATAGCTTAGGAGGGACAAGCGGACGGTGCAAGCCGTCGCATGTGTGGTTCGAGTCCACAGCTGCTCTCAATTTTTTTTATAACACCCCCGGGTAAATTCTCAGCGAATTTTTTGCGGGTGGAGAACGGGGATGTGGCCATGACTCTGGAGAAAAATGAAAATCTCGCGTGAAAAGGGTAAGGGTATCAGATTTTTAAATTTACTTTAAGAAGAAATTTTTTTGACACGGGCATAAAACCCGTGTTTTTTAGCAAAAAAAGTTACGAAAAAGGCATGATTTGAGCGAAAAGAGGTGAGCAAATTGACACAAAAAGACGTAAAAATGTCGCTGATCAGACAGTTGGAACTACGTGGAATGAGTGCAGAATTCTACATGGATCTAGTGAATGATTATATATATTACTGGTCATTGAAAAAGAAACTAATAGCAGATATTAAGAGCAAAGGGTTGAGATACGAGACCGTGAACGGGAATGGAATGACGGTGGAAAAAGCGAATGAAAGCGTTGTCAATCTGCAAAAGACCACAGCAACTATGCTGAAAATCTTGGCTGATCTGAAGCTGAAAGAACCGATACTAGAACCGGAGAACCCGACAGATGGTTACTTGTAAAGAGATTGATAATTATCTCAAATATGCCGAAGAACATCCGAAGTGGATAAACAAAAAAAGAAAATTACTGATAGAAAACATCGTGAAGCCGACATTGAAGCGAAACGATGTTTTTTTTGATGAAAAAACATATAGGAACTGTCTACAGTACTGCAAAACAAATTACTACGAACTATTTCCATTCCAAAAGTTCATTTATGCGTTTGCATTTATGTATGTGGATGACATTCCAGTATTTTCAAAGTTCTTCATCAAGGAAGGACGTGGAAATGGCAAAGATGGATTTATCGTGCCACTGGTAAATTTCTTTCAGACTCCGCTCTACGGAGTGAAAAATTACCATGTTGAAATTGTGGCGAACTCAGAGAGCCAGGTTAAGGACACATTCAAGGTAGCTTATGACATGCTACATGATAATCCAAAATTCAAGGGAAAGTTTTCGGTCACAAAGGAACTTATCACGAACCTGGCAACAGGATCGGAGATGAAATACAACACTTCGAACGCAAAGACCAAGGATGGTAAGCGAACAGGATGTCTTGTCCTGAACGAAATCCATGCCTACGAGAACTATGACCAGATCAATGTATTTGAATCCTCTTTTGGTAAGGTCAAGCATTCGAGAGAGTTTATTATCACAACAGATGGCTATGTCAGAGACGGTCCGCTGGATGAAATTTCGGCAATGTGTGCAGAAATCTTGGAGACGGGAGAGAATCTGCTAGGGTACTTCCCTTTTATTTGCGAGATTGATGACATGAAGGAAGTTGATGATCCGGAGGCATGGCATAAGGCGAATCCGTCGATGGAATATATGCCGATTCTTGCGAATCAGATCATGCATGATTATCTGGAAATGAAGAAGATTCCGTCAAAGCGTGCTGAATTTATTACAAAACGAATGGACAGATCGGCACGAAAGGAAGAGGAGACGGTCACAACATGGCAAAATGTCCTGAGAGCATGTTATGAAGGCGAGACAATGGAAGAACTGGAACGAAAGATTCCGCGGATAACATTGGACACGCGAGGACAGGCAGCAGTGATCGGCATTGACTATGCGGATGTGCGCGACTTCGCGTCTGCAGGTATTCTGACCAAGACAGATGATGGAGAATGGATATGGAGACAACACACATGGATCTGTGCAGACTCTCCGTTTATTGATTCCATTAAATTTCCATTGCGAAATGCTGGACAAGCAGAATTTGAGGACTTTGAAGTTGTTCCTGGACCAGTAATTGACGTGAATCTAATTGTTGATTGGTGCATGGAGCAGATGCGAAGCTACGAAGTTAAGAAAATCGCAATGGACACATATAGATACACCTTGTTCAAGCAAGCCTTTGAGGAAAGAGGACTCACGATTGAAGACAAGAAGAATCCGCATGGCATTGTCAGACTGATTCGAAAGATAACATCAGCCACTGGGATCATCGCACCGTTCATCCAGTCCATGTTTTCACAGGGGATGATCAACTTCGGACCATCAGCAATCATGCGGTGGTACACGAATAACACAAGCGTGAGCGAGGATAAATTTGGAAATAAAAATTTCGGCAAGATAGAACCGAAATTGAGAAAAAATGATGGATTTATGGCTTTCGATGTGGCTATGTTCTGCAAGGATGAGCTGGAAGTTCAGATAATCTATGTTTAACAGGAGAAGAGAAAATGTTTGATTTTTTATTCCAAGACAGGAACAAAGAAATACAGTCTTTGGCAGAAATCATTGCAGTTGACATGGAAAAGCTGAATCTTTCAAAGCTTGCCATCGAGAAAGCAATTATGATGATCGCCAAGGCAATAGCAAAGTCTGACATACTGATCCAGACGGAGAGCAAAGAAAAACACAAGAAAGAATACAGGCTAAACGTACAGCCCAATGACAACGAATGTGGGACAGTGTTCTGGACGGAAGTGGTTAAGCAGCTGCTAACAGAACAAGAAGCTCTGATTATTCCGCTAAGTGGTAAATATTACAGAGCGACATCATGGTCACACACGAATGAAGTGATGATGAAGCGAGTTTACAAAGATGTGATGTTAAGCTGCGGAGGTGAAAATCTTACAATTTTCAGCACATTTCAATCTGATGAAGTGATTCATCTAAGATATGACAATGCAAGGATTCGATTGTACTTACAGAATGTAGTAGGGCAATTTGATAAGACGATGGATTCCATTAATGCAATGATGCAGCTGTCCAGCCAACCGAGATTCAAACTGAAGCTTGGAACGAATGCATTATCATTCAGAGAAAAGCAGGCAGATGGTACAGACAAGGTAATGACAAAAGACCAGTATGTTTTAAAAATTAAAAAACTACTGACGTCAGATGCCCTTGAAGTTTTAACAGAACAAGAGAATACATCCGTGGAACAGCTGCAAATAAATACAGCAGTGAAAGCTGAAGAACTGACAAAGATGGCTTTGCAGATCAATAACGAGGTGGCAAATGCTTTCGACATTCCAGAGGCTGTATTTAATGGCAATATCACAGAAAAATCAGATGCAACAAATGAATTTATCACATATGCTGTCAGTCCGGTAGCAGAAGTGATAAATGATACTTTGACAGCTTATGTTGTCGGAGAGGATGATTACTGCAGTAAAAACGAGAAAGTCATGGTATGGCTTGCACGCTTTAAACATGTTGATGTTGTAGACAGTGCAGTAAATCTTGATAAACTCAGAGGAATTGGATTCCATCTCGACGAAATCAGAGGGATGGTCGGATATCCGTTACTCAATACAGAATTCAGTACAGAGCGAGCTCTGACAAAGAATTATGGAGGGGAGGGAAGCAACAATGCGGCACAAGAAACTTGATTCATAGGAGGTGATCCAATTATCTCGGAGCTGTCCGTTAAACAGTAATAACAGGGAAAGGAAAAGAACATGGAACAGAAAAAAGTTGTGTATAGATTCCAGCAAACGGATAACGTGCATGAGATTTTCATTTTTGATGAGATTAGAAAAATTGGTCCGTTCAATTGGGATACATGGCAGTATGATGACTCTGAGACATCAGCCAAGCATTTCAAGGAACTTCTGGATGCCATTCCGGAAACAGATGAGATCAAGATCTATTTCAACAGCAATGGTGGAAGCGTAGACCAGGGGACAGCCATTTACAACATGCTTCAACAGCATGGATCCTATAAGACGGGAATTGTAATGGGCGGATGTCATTCTATCGCATTTACAATTTTGCAGGCATGTGATAAGCGTATCATGGGACAGGGAACAACAGCCATTATTCATGATATGTGGGAGACAGTTACAGGAAATGCAGCAGATCTGAGGGCAGAAGCAGACAATCTGGATGTAGCAATGGACAGTTGTGTGGCTCTGTTCATGCAGCGGGCTACGGTTTCAGAAGAAGAGCTCCGGGAGATGATGCATAAGACTACAACCTTATCTCCACAGAAGGCTCTGGAGTATGGCTTGATCGATGAGATTGGCGTTGCGCAGAAGGTGGAAGATCCGGATATGAAACTGCAGGAGGTAATCAAAGAAAACAAGGCACTTCAGATGGAACTGAAAAGCAGAAATGAGCATCAGAAGCAGTTAGCTGAGTTCTATCAGCTGACTCATAAGAAAAAAGAAAAGACGGAAGAAAAGGATAGCACCGGTTGGGGTGCATTTTTTGGTTAGGAGGAAATGAAGAATGAGGATTGAAGATTTAAGCCAGGAAGTAAAAGACAAAGTGAAACAGCTTCTGGACAATGCACCGGCAGATCAGAAAGCAGAAGCAATTATGCAGTCAATTGAAATGATCGATGAAACAATGCACGCCGATCTGATTCAGCAGGTAGTAGCAGAGGCAGAAAGAGCAAGTAGAGATGCAGATTACAAGAGACAGCTTGGACTCCGTAACCTGTCTCAGAAAGAAAAGAAATTCTACGAGAATTTTAAGGACATCAAGCAGGCGTTCACAGCAAACCAGATCGACATCATTCCGACAGAGATTATTGATCGTACACTGGATGATGTTAAGAAAGCATCGCCAATCCTGAAACTTGTAAATATGGCACCGGCAAACGTGAAGAAATGGATTGTGGCATCTCATTCAGGTGCAGCGGTTTGGGGTCCTCTTACGGACGCTATCAAAGGCGAACTTTCAGCAGAGGTAACAGCTCTGAATATTGACCTTCACAAGCTCACAGCTTACCTTGTTATTCCAAAATCAATCAGAGAGCTGTCTATGGAATTCGTTGACAGATATTTCATGGCTATTCTGTCTGAGGCCATGCAGGACGGACTTGTAAAAGGATACCTCGATGGAGATGGAAAGACAGGTCCAATCGGAATCTTTCGTCAGATTGGAACCGTAGAGTCAGCCGGAACAAATAAAGCAAAAACTGTTCTCACTACGGTTACAAAATTCTCTCCGAAGGGACTTGCTCCGGTGAGAAAAACTCTTACTAATGATGGAAAACGTGTGGTTGATAAGCTCTATCTTATCTGCAATCCGTCAGACGAAGCAGAATATGTGGATCCGTGTATGTACGGAGAGGCTCTGACAGGCGGATATGTCAACAAGTCATTCATTGACATCGAAAAAATTGTTGATGCTAACTGTCCAAAAGGAAAAGCTGCATTTACAATCGCCGGATACTACACAATGGGAACAGCAGGAGTTCGCGTTGATGAGTATGATCAGACAAAAGCGATTGAGGATGCAGATCTTATCGTGGCAAAATGCCACGCAAACGGTCGTGCGGTTGATGACAACGTTGCAGTTGTCTTTGATGTTACAAAGCTTGAAGAGTACGTTCTTCCAGTAAATCAGGTAACAGTGCCGAAACAGGCCTAAGCTAGAGCAGGAGGCGGGACATGAACGAGAAAGAACTTGCCAGTCTTGTAGAAGAAATGCGGGAAGAGTTCCAGATCCCGCCATACTACGAGGACAAGCAACTTGCAAATTTGGCAAAAGAAGGTGAACACGCAGTTGGGAGATTGAATCCTGGCTGCAGTATCACAGAAGACTTGACCTATCGAATGCTATTAAAAAATTACATGTATTATGCTTACCATCACAGAGTCAGTGAGTTCATGGACAATTATTCCAGTATGATCTTGACCTGGCAGATGGAGACGGAGGTGGATGCAGATGGCAATGCCTGAGTATACAGACGGAGTCTTAGAACTGTATGAGATAACAAATGACGAGTCAGAAGACTATCCGGAGGAGAGACTTAAGTACACCGGATTACGTATTTGGTATCGTGAGCTTGCAGTGTACGACACGACAAGAGCCAAACTGTCAGCAGACAGCGTTGAGGTAACTTATAAGCTTGCAATACCGCAGTATAAGAAAATTAACAGCAAATGCATCTGTCTTATCGATGGGGAACAGCATGAAATCTATAATATTGCTCATACAACTACAAAAGATGGATTTAAGGAGTCAGAGCTGACATTGAAGACACCGGCATATGAAAGAGAGGTAATCGATGACACAGAAAGAACTGAGTGAGATCTTGCACGATATTGGCTGTCCTGTGAATGAGGGAGTCAGTAGTCTCAAAAATGAAAAGGTATTCCCAAGAATTGATTACTGGGAGATTCTGTGGGAAGACACAATGGCATCCGGAGATGATTATGAGAACGAGATTACATGGCAGATTAGTTTTTACGCTAGAAAGCCACGCAATCCGAAACTGATCGCACTGAAAAAACGTCTGAATGAGCTTGGCTACCATCCGACCATTGCCCACGAATACGTGACAGAAGATCGTGTTTGGCATTCTTACTTTTCAATTACAACGGACGGGGTGATTGGATGAGTAGCGAGATTACATTTTACGATGGAGGGCTTGAAGACTTCGAGGAGCTGTTGAAACAGTATTCCGAGAACGTAAGCCCGGACAAAGCACTTGACGCAGTGGAAGAGGGGGCAAAGGAGTTCGTGAATGATCTTCTGAGACTCCCAAAACCACGAAGTCAGATCACAAAAGCGGGGTACACGCATATCGTGAGTACATTCGCACTGGAAAGAACTGACAGCGGAATTAAGGTTGGATGGGGCAAGTATTACGGTCCAATGCTTGAGCATGGCACCAGGAAGATGGCAGCAAGGGCACACTTGAAGCCACTCTTTGAAAGAAACAAGGAAAAATACTACAAGAAGATGACAGAGAGCATCTTCGGTTAGGAGGTTGACTAATGCCTATTAATACAAAAAAACCGGCCATGAAACAGACAGTCGGAGCACAGTACATGTGTTTTGCTGATGCAACAGAGGGCAAAGAGTATGATGGCACTTACGAGGCTGATGTTGAGAAGACAGAAGTTGTTAAGAGTGTAAAGGTAACTGAGAACTCTGAGACAAGTGATGTGTATGCATCCGGAAAAATCTATGATTCAGATTCACCAATGTCCAGTATCGACATTGAGGTATCTGTGATCGCATTCCCGGATGATACAATCTCCAAAATGCGCGGAGAGACAAAAGGAACAGGCGGACTTATCCTCGCTGGTGGAAAGAGCGAAAGACCATTCTTTGCTTATGGAAAGGTTGTAAAACTGAAAAACGGAAAATCTCGTTATGAGTGGTTTCCAAAATGCAAGCTTGTTGAAAACTCCGATGATATTGCAACATCTGAGGAAAAAGCAAGTGAGCAGACTGACACGATTAAGATCAGGGCATATCCGTTTGATGCAGCAGGAAACATCGTGAGCAAGGTCACAGAGTCCACGGCACCGGCAGGACTTACAGAAGAGAAGTTCTTCGCTAAGCCGATTCTGACGGATGCAGACCTTACAACAGCAGTAGGAGCGTGATCGCATGAAATCCAAGCTGATTAAATTAACAGACGGATCGAAATTAGAAGTAAAAGTTAATTTTTACACTTTATATCTAGTGAAAATGAATGGGATTGACAAAAAACTGGACGGAAGAACAGAGGAAGATCTGACCGAAGAGGAGAATGTCGAACTTGCAGGCAAACTAATCTATGTGATTCTTCGGTCAAACGGTCTCAAAGTAGACGAGGAAGAGGCAATGATGCTGACTCCGATGGATGCCGACAGCATCCGTGAGATTTTCGAGGAGTTTGAAAAAAGACTCAACGAATATAAAAAAAAAGAACAGGCGAAGAAGTCTGTTGCTCCGAGGGCGAAGAAGTCAGCGAGGCAATAGACATCGACTGGGCAGAATACATGGTGTGTGCAAGAAAGATGGGAATGAGTGAAGATGAATTTTGGAACTCAGATCCTGTCTTTTTTAATGAATGCCTGGAAGTATTCACAGAACTAGAAAAACGGAAGGGAGGTGCTTTGATTGGCTAGTAATGACGGCTTGAAAACTGTCGGATTGACCTTCAAAGCAGATGGAGCGGTTGACTTTAGAAAATCACTGACGGATGTAAACAATGCGGTCAATGAGAACAGGTCAGCCTTTAAACTTGCAAAGTCTGAATGGGATAAAAGTACATCGTCAGCCGATAAACTGAGAGCGACGCAGGAATATCTACAGAATCAGACAGAAGCGTATACGCAGAAAGTCGATAGGCTGACAGAAATCTTGAAAGCACAGGAGAATGCACAAGTGCGAGACGAAGCTGCTATCTCCAAAACAAGGCAGCAGCTGGATAATGCAAAAGCATCTCTGAATAACTACAAGAGCGGACTTGAAGATGTAAATAAGAAGCTGGAAAGCGGTGCTGCGACACTGGAAGACTACTCCAAGAAGGTTAAGGACTTCAGCGATACCACCGGAAAGATTGGAAGTTCACTCACAAAGAATGTGACGGCTCCAGTTGCGGCAGCAGGCACAGGAATTATGGCAGCATGGGCGCAGGTTGATGAAGGAATGGATATCATCGTGCAGAAGACGGGCGCTACTGGTGATGCACTGGAAGACATGCAGGATTCTGCAAGGAATATAGCCAAAACCATTCCGACAGACTTTGCAACAGCTGGTTCGGCTGTCGGAGAGGTCAACACAAGGTTTCATCTGACAGGACAGGAACTGGAAGATTTGTCGGCAAAGTTTGTTCGGTTCGCAGAATTAAATGATACAGATGTATCTTCTTCCATTGATAGCACACAGAAAGTTATCGAGGCATTCAACCTGACAGCTGAAGATGCTGGTGCACTGCTCGACACAATGAATAAGGTCGGACAGGACACTGGAATCTCAATGGATGCGTTGTCCTCGTCAATGGTCAGCAACGCTGCATCACTCAAAGAACTCGGAATGTCTGCAGCAGACGCTGCTACATTTCTTGGCCAGTGCGAGACATCAGGAGTTGACACAAGTGCAGTTATGGCAGGACTTAAGAAAGCCCTTGTCAATGCATCAAAAGAGGGTAAGAGCATGAAAGATGCGCTGTCAGAGCTGCAGAATACGATGGTTAATGCAGGGAGTTCTTCTGAGGCTTACAATGCTTCGGTTGAACTGTTCGGAGCGAAAGCTGGTCCAGCACTCGCAGAGTTCTGCCAAAGTGGAAAGCTAAACTTTGACGAATTAGGCGCATCGCTCAATGATAACCTCGGAAGTGTCAACGATACATTTGAAGCTACACTGGATCCGGCTGACCAGTTTAAATTGACACTGAACGAATTGAAAGATGCTGGATTTGAAGTTGGAAATGCATTAGGACCAGTCCTTGCGGATTGTTTACACATTGTCACTCCGATTCTTCATGACATCATTGGTAGTTGGAATTCACTGTCTCCTGGTACACAGGAAATGATTATAAAGTGTGCGCTGTTGGTTGCAGCACTAGGGCCCGTCTTCAGTATAATCAGCAAGGTTTCTGGTGGTGTGTCCACTGTGATTGATGTAACGTCAAAGCTAACACCAACCATCAGTGGGGCAAAAACAGCCTTCGCGGCATTTAACGCAATTCTTATGGCGAATCCAATCTTTTTGGTTATTGCAGCTGTTGTTGCGTTAATTGCAATTTTCGTTACACTTTACACAAAATGCGAGTGGTTCAGAGACGGAGTTAATGCAGTGTTTGCATCGATTCGTGATTTCATCAAGGGAGTAATCGACAAAATCAAGGGATTCTTCAACTTTGAGTGGAAACTTCCCAAAATTAAACTTCCACATTTCAAGGCGAGTGGAGAATGGTCGCTTGTTCCACCAAAAGTTCCAAAGTTTTCGGTTGACTGGTACGCAAACGGCGGTATCTTGAACAGCCCAACTATTTTCGGCATGAACGGAGATAGAGCAATGGGCGGTGGAGAAGCAGGAGCAGAGGCGGTTCTTCCAATCGAATTGCTGAAGACATACATCCGTGATGAAATGCAGACAAACAATGCTGCGCTTGCTCAGATGATTGCAGAGGCACTGTCAGAGCTGACATTTGTTATTGAAAATAACATTGCACTGGGAGATAAGAAGCTTGCAGAGATTCTTGTTGATGCGGTTATCAAAAAGATGTCACAGAGCGTGAAATGGAAGAAAGGAGCTGTGGGAGTCTAATGGAAGTAAATTTCATGGAAGTGGAATACAACAATATTCTTGCATCAAGTCTTGGAATCTATGCTAAGACGCTTCCGTCAATCCCGATGGCAGTTCAAAAAGAATCCTCGGTAGAAATACCGGGGAGTGACGGAACAATGCACATCCTGGATGGCGGATATGAATCGACGGAAATCAAGATTGATTTTAATTATATCGGACCGTCAGACAAGTGGGATGAACGTTGGGGATGTGCAAAGAAGTGGCTGTCAGCAAGAAACAAGATGCTTCGACTTGGATCAGATCCGGATCATTTCTATAAGATTCTGAAAGTTAGTGCTGATGATGCAGAGCATACAAGCGAGCGGATTGGAAATTTCACGGCTACTTTTCAGACAAAAGATGGTCTGAGGTATCTGCTAGAGGGACTTAATGAGCACGCAGCAGAAAATGTGAGCTTTAATCCTTATGAGATATCCCATCCAATCTATAAGATTAGCGGAGAGGGAAACTGCAGTCTGATTGTAAACGGAAAGAAAATGTCTGCGGATGTTGGACAGAATCTTACTATCGATACAGATAGAAAGATTGCATACAGAGCAGATGGAACATTGAGCAACACAGCAGTGTCAGGAGACTATGAAGACCTTTTTCTACAAGAAGGAGAAAATGAGATATCAATCACAGATGGGTTCAATCTGAAGATTATTCCTAATTGGAGGTGCTTATGATTCAGATTTATAAACCGGAGAATACAGACTATAAGCACAATGGAGATATGACATTACTTCCGGATGAAGCAACAATCCACGTTATCTTGAACGGAGAATGGACAGCTACATTGGAACATCCGATTGATCCGGAAGGACGATGGAAGTATATCGTAGACAATACAGTAGTTAAGATGCCATCTTTCAATGGTGAGCAGCTATTCCGAGTGAAAAACAAGGAAAAGAAAGATTCAGGAGTGAGCGTAGATCTTACTCCTGTTTTTCTGGACGCAAAGAATGATTGCTTCCTGGTAGATATCCGGCCAACAGATAAGAACGGACAGGAAGCACTCGACCTAATGACAGCACCGAACGCAAGATATACAGCAAAATCAGATATCAAGACCGTATCGACTGCTTATTACCAGACAATGAATCTGATTGAAGCAATCAATGGAAACAATGACAATTCTTTCGTTAATCGATGGGGTGGAGAGATTATCTATGATAACTATACCGTGACAATCAATGAGAGAGCTGGTGGCGATTATGGAGTGCAAGTCCTATATGGCAAGAACATAGTCAAGGATGGATTCTCGGAGTCTGTAGATATGACCGATGTAGTAACGAGGATTGTCCCAAAATCATACAACGGATACATGATAGAGGGAGAAGAACCTTGGACAGATTCTCCGCTGATTGAAAAATATCCGACAGTGCATTATGGAGTGATGACATTTGAGGATGTTAAAATGCGCGAGGATGCCGGTGAAGATGATGAAGAAAATGGAGCCACGATTTGCGATACACAGGAACAGTTGGAAACAGCACTAAGAAAGAAATGTGAGGAACAGTTTAAAAACGGGGCAGACAAGCCAAAAGTAACTATTGAAGCAAATATGGAGTTACTACAGAATACGGAACTCTATGAGGATGTGAAAGACCTGGAAAAGGTATCTCTTGGTGACACAGTACACTGCAATCACTCTAAGCTAGGCATCAAATCAGATGCGAGAGTGATTGAATTAGAATGGGATGCGATAAGAAACAAGCTGACATCCGTGACACTTGGAGAGTTCCAGTATAATTTCCTAAACGATGTATCTTCCATCATGAATAGAGTTGAACAGGCTATCCGTGAGGACGGTTCGGTTATCGGCCAGCAGATTCAAGGAATCATCAACGGAGTGCAAGCACAGATGCGTGCACAGTCTTCTATAGCGAAAAAGCAAGAGGTCAGAGCGATTCTGTTTGAAGATTTAGATCCCGACTCACCAACATTTGGAGCGATGTGTCTCGGAACTCTTGGCTTTGAAATTGCTGGAGAACGCACAGCTGATGGAAGGGACTGGAAGTGGAGCACTTTCGGAACAGGAAAAGGGTTCTATGCAGATTTTATCGTTGCCGGAACAATGCTTGCTGACCGAATCAAGGGCGGAACACTGGAGCTTGGAGGCGAGGACAACGGAAACGGTATTGCAAGAGTGATGGATGCAACTGGAAAAGAAATCGTCCGTCTTGACAAGGGTGGAGTCTATGCTATTGGAAGTTATGTATGTGAGAATGTTGGGGGATTGAATAGAAGAACAGAAATAAAATCCGGTTCAATTATGTTTTCCGAGAGAGATAAAAGCAATCCTATATTCATAGAAAGGTCAGGAGATGCAATTGTGGTTCGATACGGAGGAACATTTGAAGATGCAACAGATTCACATACGCTGATGAGAATATTTAGTGATGCGATATATTTCGATACTGATAAAATCGGACCCGGAGGAGTGGCAGGAAAGACAGGAAGAGCCGTGTTTTCAGACGGGACATATATGGACTTTGAAAACGGATTTCTTATGGGAGGAACAACGAAAGAGGGTGAAATCTGATGTCTTGGACGATAAGCAACAATTATTTGACAGAGACTCAGATGCAAGGAAACGCACTGGAAGTATGGAAGTACTTCTCGGGCAAAGGCTGGACCCTGAACGCGATCGGCGGTATCCTCGGCAATATGGAGAAAGAGTCAAACATCAATCCGGGCTTGTGGCAAAGTCTGAAATACGGCAATTACAGTGGCGGGTATGGTCTTGTTCAGTGGACACCGGCTACAAATTACACAGACTGGGCGAAATCAAACGGGTACGATATCACGGATCCGAACGGACAGCTCTATTGGATTGATGCATTATCAGCATCAACAGGGCAGTGGATAGCCACAAGCTCTTACAATATGACCTGGGAACAGTTCAAGGGCAGTTCAGAGTCTCCGGAATACTTGGCTAGTGCCTTTCTGAAGAACTTCGAACGTGCCGGTGTAGAGGTTGAATCCGAAAGACGGAGTTGCGCAAGGAAATGGTATGACTACTTGGAAAAGTATGCAGAAGGAAGCAAGATCATCGACAATGCTGTGAGTTGGGCAGTGAATATCGCAAATGATGACAGCCACGGCTACGATCAGACACACAGGGACGGACCGGATTACGATTGTTCGTCCCTTATTTGCTGGGCGTATTCCAATGCAGGACTCAATACAAGACCAGGATACACACCAGCAACCGGATCCATGCATGATGTTTTTATTGATGCAGGATTTGAAGATGTGACCTCGCAGATCAATCTGCCAACAGGAGCAGGACTGGTCCGTGGGGACGTTCTCATCAAACCGGGAAGCCATACAGAGATGTCAATTGGAAACGGTCAGCTTGTGGGAGCATCCCAGAATGAGCACGGCGGAGTCACGGGTGGCCAGACAGGTGATCAGACCGGCGAAGAAATCCATGTGCACGGATATTACAACTATCCTTGGCAGTATGTATTGAGGTATCCGGGAGGTGGAGTTGCACCAGTGCAAGGACTCAGCATCGTCCGATGGATACCTGGATAAGCAGGAAAAAGATCAGAAAAATAGAAGAGACAAGAAAGGAATGGAATAGATGAATACGATCAAAAGAGATGTCTACGTGCTTAGAAATACAATCAAGATTCCAATCGAAGTTACAAAGGGGACGGATGCTATTTCCTTCGAGTTTACAGTCCGGGATTACAATCTTCCGGTCACAGCTGCAGCAGTAGCTTACGCATACCGAGGAGGGATGAAGAAGCCGAATTCTACACTTTGCAATGTGGAGGATAATGTAATCAGCTTTCAGCCAAGCGCAAACTTCTTTGAGGTTGGGAACAATGAACTGCAGATCCGCGTGATCAATGAGGACAAGTCACTCATCTCATTCAAGGAAAGAGTAAAATGTTCTGATGCAATGGGATTCCCAGACGATGATGCAGAAAATCAGAAAACGCTTGTGGAACAGATTCTGGCTAAAACAGGACAAGAGGCAGGGGAACGAAAAACAGCAGATGAAAAAGAAAAGCAGGAGCGGATTGAAGCAATCAATACGGAAAAAGCAGGGAGAATCGCCGGGGATGCCAGAGAGAAATCCGAACGTCAGGCAGAGATAGCAACAGAGAGAGCGAGAATCAACCAGTTTACCAAGTTGGCCGCTGGCTCTACTACAGGGGATGCGGAACTTATAGATGGAAGAACGGATGTAGATGGAGAAGTCCATGAAAACATTGGAGACGCCATGAGAGGACAGGCAAGAAAACTAAGGGGGCATCTTGTTGTCCGTCAGAAAGAACAGCCAACAGATCCGAACAATAATGTATGGATCTCAGATGAAGATGACGAGGTGGAAGTGCCGGATATGGGGGAATTTAATTCTCTCAAGGAAGACATAGGTGATTTAAAAAATATATTGGACGAATTTCCAATAAACTTCACTAGAGGGTATCACGTAACATATGTATCAAATGGTGTAACGAAAGTAAAAGAATCGTCCGATACAGCCAGTTCTGCATATCAACAACGAGTAAAAAGCCCTAGCTATGATAAAGGAGTAATTCCAGTTGGAAGTAGTGTTATATGTAAAGGACTGGCTACAGCTAGAGTGTGGTTTGTAACTTATGAAAACACTCTGATTGGGTACACAGAATTTGTGAAAGAATATACTATACCTGAAACATACAATGGTAGTTCTTATGATCGAATATATATTGATGCTAAAAACAATGATTCTTCTGTGATGGAAACGAATTACGCCAAAAAAAATATCCGTGTCGTGGGGGAAAAGAATATTCAAGATAGGCTTGCTAATGTTGAAGAAGAAGCTGAGAAAGCAATAAAATACATCACACCATCTAAAAAAAGATGCTGGACAATCCACAATCAAGAAGACATGTATGTGTTGGAAAATGGGGATAAAACCCCCGTAAAAGCATATTTGGACAAAGAAACAACACCATCTGGTACTATGTATGTAAATAACGGAAGAACGGTTTATCGAAATGCTGTAACATCCCCACTGTTTGAAAAATTAACATGGCTAGTATCTATCGGTACGGTAGGAGATTTTGCGTTCGGAACAAAAGATGTGAATGGTGGAGGAAATGGTGTAAAATGTGTTATAAGTCCGTCTAACAAAACCATAAAAATCTATCATAGTGATTGGGATGGAACGGATAATATAAAAAGAAACCTAACATTTGATTTCGTGATTAGTGCGAATGAAAAATATCTTCTTGAGATTTCAAAAGACGGATTGTACAGCATTAGTTTTTGCTTTTCGTGTATTACGGATACAGCAAAAACATTTAAATATGAACACATAGCAGATAGTGCTCAATTAACGAATAAAATACGTGCATGGGGAGGAGTTGCTTTTCAATCACTTGGCGGTCAGTTTAGACTATGGGAAATGTCACAGAAAACATTAGTTGACGAATATTTTAATCTTCTTTTAATTGGAGACAGCTTTATAGAAGTAGCTTCCACTTTGATTCCGTCAAATGCAGGATTCGCATATCTTGTCAGAAAAGAATTAGGCACAAAATGTTCCGCTTCCGGACGTGGGGGAGCTACAACGAGTGAACTTTTACAAAGGATTAAAACAGATGGTGATGTTGGAAAATACAAATTTGTTTTTTTACAAATTGGAGCAAATGATAGTATCTCAGAAACAATCACGGTTGATATTTTTAAAAAGAACCTACTTAATATAATTGATTACTTTATAGAAAGGGGTGTTGAACCAGTATTGACAACAATTCCAATTAGAACTGATAGCGATAATACAAATTTTATAACAAAAGTGAACCCTTGGATTAAGTCGCTTGGATATAAATTTGTAGACGAGTACAACATAGTTCGTGGGGAGAATGTTTTGTCTGATGGTATTCACCTGTCAAAAAATGGAAATACTTGTATTTTTAATAGCATAAAAGGTGTGATTCCTGAAGTATTCAGCTAAAGAGGGCATAAAGCAAAAATTAGGAGAGGCTAATATCTCTCTTTTTCTATGCAAAAATTTAGTAAACCAACCGCAGAAAGGAGAAACCACACATGAGTGTATTCATAAAGAAATCCAAACTAAGAGTAAAAAATGAAGACGGAACAAGTTATACCGGAGTAATGAATGCCGTAGCAGAAGAGAGTACAGAAGAATTAATCAAGCAGATCGAAGCAAAAGGAGAGGAAGTAGTAGCAAAGGGAAAGAAGACACTGGAGAGCATCCCAGAGGATTATACAGTGCTGGAAGAGAAGGCGGATGAACTAAAGGAAGATATAACTGCCACTTCAAATGAATTGTATAAAAAAGAAGAGAGAGAAATTGCTGTTGATTCGTCTGATTACAACTTATTAGAAAATAAAGTTGCGTATATTGATACTAATGATGAAATTGCGACATATGAAAACGCAAATGCCTATGTGATGCACAAAAACGTTATTAGTGGAGAAAAATATAGAATACTGTCACAAACACATGGTAGTGTAAACACATTGCTATATGCTATATGCAATTCGAAAGGTAAAGTGATAAAATCAGCAAAAATGGGTGTTTCAAAAAACACTTATATCACAACTGAAATAGAAATACCATCGAAGGGTGTTGAATTATATTTGAATGAATTTCCAACGAAAACATACCCGCTAGTAGTTAATAAAATAATGAGTATAAATATTTCTAAAATCAATGGTAAAGTAATTGTTAGTTGTTGGGGAGATTCACTCACTCGCGGGGTGGGTGTTGGTAGTTCATATTCTAAAGCATTTCCATATGTTTTATATGGCTTGCTTGATGGTAGAGAAGTGATTAATTGTGGTGTAGGCGGAGAAAATACGATTGACATAGCTTCAAGACAAGGCGGTTTACCAAATATTGTAAAGCCATTTACCATACCTGCAAATACAAGTAAAGTAGAAGTTAAATTAACTAACATATATGGTGGCAGTACTGGCATATTGTTGCAAGGTGGTTCGGCATTAGACCCAACGACAGGTCAATATGTTATGACCGCACAAATAAATCCCTGTTCTATCAACGGAGTAGAAGGGACACTTACTTATGAAAATGGAAAATATTATTTTTCTCGTTTCGAAAATGGAGAGTCCGTAATTGTTTCTCGCCCAACTACCTTAATTACTTATGCTATGAAATCAATGCGTGATAATATTAACATTATATGGCTTGGAACAAATGGTGGTTTTAGTACCTCAGCCGAACTGATTGAATATATAGAAGCGATGATTGATTATATGACCCCTATCAACAAAAAATATATTGTATTCGGAATCCACCACTTAGTTAGTACAGTTACCGAAACGTTTGAAACGATAGAAAAAAATATGACATTACATTTTGGTAGACATTATATAAATCAAAGAAAATATATGATTGAATATGGTTTATCTGATGCGGGAATTACGCCAACGGTTGAAGATACAACAGCCATTTCACAGGGTAAAATACCCCCATCTCTCCTATACGACGATGCGCATTATAATGATAAAGGCTACAATATAATTGCTAATCTTGCTGCTGAACGTGGAAAAGAACTTGGCTACTGGTAATTAACTAAAGAGGGCTATAGTTAATGATACTTATTCTTGGAACTCTTCTCCTCCTGTTGTATAATAATGATGGGAGGAGTAAAAAAATATGACATACAGTGAATTTATTTTAAAATATCCATACATAGATTTAATTATGGGATTTGCGCCCGTGGTAGTTGCAATTTTGGCAATTTTTATTAATAATTGGAGATCTGGTGTGAGAGATAAGAAAAATAAACGTATTGACATAATAGTTAAATATGAAAATACACTTATAGAAAAAGTGAGTGCTGTTGATTACGCGTTAGATGAACTGGAAAAAAATTTTAGAAAAATAATGTTCTGCTATAATGTAGAAGAACTAGAAAATTTATTAGAAAACTATAAGCGTAATAAGAGTGAGGTATTAAAATGCAATGTAGAATTATATAACTATAGTTTTTGCACATCAGACATATTGTATGAAAAAGTGAACGCAAAGGATACGATAAAAGATGTAGAAACCATTGTGGAGTATATAAACAGAATGGTTGGAAATAGAATGTTTGAACAAGAATTGAAAAAGATAAAAGAAGAAAATGTCGAAGGAATTAAAGAAATTGAGAAAGAAATAGCGGATATAAAAGCACGGATACAAGTAGATGTTAAAAGAATTATGAGCAAAACACTCGAAATGTTGAAGTGATTTTTACCAGCTACAGTTATGTGGCTGGTATTTTTGTGCAGAAAGGAACGTATATGGAAATCAGAGCAAGACCGAAAGGTCTTATTTTTATACTCAAAAACAGAGAAAAGAAAGGAAAACAGCATGGAAACAATCATATCATCCTGCATCACAGCAGCAGTAACGCTTGTAATCTGCCTGTTGAACAATCACGGTCAGCAGGAAAAGACAAGAGCTTTAATGGAATATAAGCTTGACGAACTCACGAAAAGGGTGGATAAGCACAACAATGTGGTTGAGCGAACATACAATATTGAAGAGAGACTTTCCGTCCAGGAAGAACAGATTAAAGTAGCAAATCATAGAATTGAAGATTTGGAGAAGGGAGAACGATTATGAACGTAGAAACATTAATGCAGTACATGAGTTACATTTTGGCAGGAATTGGGGTGCTGGCTTTCTTGGTCAGCGTGATCGTGCAGGCAATCAAGGAGATGCCGGCACTGAAAAAAGTGCAGACGAATGTTGTGGCACTGATCACATCACTGATCCTGACACCGGCAGCAGTAATCGTCTTGTGCACCTATTATCAGATAGTAATTGAGTGGTATTACATTTTTGCATCATTCATTGCCGCTTTTATAGTTTACCTGGTCAGTACAGGTGGTTGGGAACGTGTGACAGAAATGTGGAATCGGAATACATATAAGAAAAAGTAGAATTGCACCGGTGCAAGAAAGGAGAATATCATGACAGAACAGACGGTAAAAGAAATTATTAAGAGTTTTGCCTACGGACTTTCAGCGAAAGAAATCTCGGACAATGAGGGAACATCACTGGAAACTATGGAAAAATTTGCAGAGGAACACGCTGCGGAGATCGAGCAGAAGAAAGCAGAACTGAAAGAAGGTGGCTGGTATGAGTAAACTTATCATTGATGTTAGCTATCATAACGGAGTTATCAACTGGGAAAGAGTCAAAGCGTCTGGTTGTGCCGGAGCTATCCTTAGATGTGGTTACGGAGATGATATCGCATCACAGGATGACAAACAGTGGATTCGTAATCTTGCTGAATGTGAAAGACTTGGAATTCCAGTAGGAGTTTATCTGTACAGCTATGCAACTTGTGACAGACAGGCACAGAGCGAGCTTGCTCATATCTTGAGATTGATTAAAGGTCATACCTTCCAGTTACCTATCTTCATTGATGTGGAAGAGCCGGGAACACAGAACTATGCTCCTAGATGCTGTGAAATCGTCTGCGATGGACTCAAAGCGAATGGATATACTCCGGGAATCTACGCTTCATTGAGCTGGTTCAACAACTATCTTGGCAACGTTCGTGGAAAGTATGTTGAATGGATGGCAAGATACAAGAATCTTCCAGAAGATACGTACAAAGGCCAGTATGCGATTTGGCAGTATTCTTCTGATGGACAGGTAGATGGAGTTAATGGAAGAGTAGATGTCAACTATTGCTACATGGAGTTCGGTGGCAGTGCTACACCAGTAACACCGTCAGCATCTTCTAAGCCAGCAGAGAAGAAAGACTTAGGACAGGTCGATATTACATATCAGGCTTTCACAGACAGATGGTGGCCACCAGTGGTGAATAAAATCGACTGGGCTGGAAAAGGTGATGATGTTTCGATTAAGTGGCTTGCCATTAAAGTAAGCAAAGGAAGTATCCGGGCACGTGTCTATACGCAGGCTAATGGTTGGTTGCCATATCTTACATTCGGCAACAGCTATGATCTGAATGACAAGAAGAATGGAATCCTCGGAGACGGTTCAGAGATTCTCGCAGTTGAACTGTACTACATTACACCGGAAGGATATGAGTACCAGATGGTTCACTACAGAGTTTCTGTTAAGAATAATCCAAACTTCTACAGCGAGCAGATTGATACTCTGATAGCTAATGGTGCAGATGGATATGCAGGAGATAAGAAGAGATTCATTGATAAGCTTCAGGCATGGATTGAGTAAGAGCATAAAGTAAAACAATAGTGAAAAGTGTGTGTAATAAGATCCCCTCAGAGTTAAACTCTGGGGGGATTTTTTTCGATACCCCGGAGTCTTGCTCTCCGGGGCAGAATATTATATCATCTTTCACAATATATTATGGTATAATACCACATATAAATAAGAAGAAAAACCTATTGTACGTTGTTACGAAAAGGTTGACACAGTGGGGGTCGAAAAGTCTGGGAGAACAGGGGTATTCTCCGATTGAAATTCTAAGGTATTATTATGGTGATGATATGTATATCAATACGGCAGAAGCAATCTCAGGTGTTCCGTCTTCCTGGCCGGGATATACACTGGAACAAGGTTCACAAGGTCCCAAAGTGCGCCAGATACAGGAACAACTGAATGTAATTGCGGGTGCATATCCGGAGATCCCTAAATTGGAGGAAGATGGAATCTATGGACCTGAAACAGAAGCGGCTGTCCGGAAATTTCAATCTATATTCGGTCTTCCGGTAACCGGAGAGATAG